CCATAGTAAATATTTACCTTCATCAAATACAAATTTAGGTTCCTGAGTTCTTTGCATTAGCCTTGCAAAGAGCTCTTCATTTAGCGAACTTTCACCGGAGTCTAAGAATTCACAATTAAACTCTTGATTGAACGCTTCTATAGAACCGATAGAATTTATTGTATCTCGCTTCCATTTCTCATCACGACCTGGAATTTCATTCCATAGAATTTTATCGCATGCCCAGTTAGTTTCTCCACTATCGGCTCCTGCATATAATTTATAAAATAGATTACCAGTACCATTAGCTGTTGAAGCAATAAAGATTTTTGATTTCTTCGATGAAGATACAATTGGATATACTGACTTCCAAAACTCCTCAACCAGATGAGGTTCAATGAAAGCAAGCTCATCTAATATTAACGTTCCAACTGATTGACCACGAGCTGCCGTCCCGGTTGTAGTGGATATACCTATCTTCGTACCGTTAGCTAAAGTTACTGACGTTTTACCATATTCTTTAACCCCTGGTTTTAACCAATTAGGTAATTCTTCATATGCCATTCTTATTCTACTCATTATTTCTAATGCGGTACCTTCTTTATTAGCTACAATAAGGATACGCTGATCATTATTAAAGCAAGCATTCCATAGAGCGTAGATAGTCATCATAGTAGTTTTACCAATTTGTCTCGATGCTAATAAAATAAAGAATCTATTATCGCGCATCTTACGTAGAGCGCGTTTTTGTGGTAAATGTAGCTTAATCTTCTGTTTACCTTCATCCAGTGAAATAATATAAAAGAAGTTTTCAGCAAAATATAAAAGGTTCTTCTTTGCTTTAGTTAATTGCCTGATTTGCTCTGGCGTATACTCGAATTCCGCACCTACTGCAGGTAGATTAGGATTATTCATGTAATTTTGTTTATTTTTAACCATAATGCTATAAATATTTATATGTCAAAAAAGAATAATCTAACCGAGATATGGAACGTGTACGCTGACTCGATTATAAAGGAAGCTAAAACTAGTAGACCTATCGATGGCGGGTATAAAAAAATGAGTACTAAGCCTGGACCAGGCGCTGTTGAACTTGATTCTAAAGAAGCGAAAAAGATACAGCATACCGGCAACGAAGGTACTACAGAGCCGGTGTATGAGATTGAAGGGGTACATGAGCCTGTAGATCCTAAAAAGAAAAAAGGTGATAAAGAGAATTTATATGAGCCAGAAAAATATAGTTCAGAAAAGTTTGACGAAAAAGTTGAAAAAACGTATAGAGAAGGTATAAATATTAATATGAAATCTGTTTTTGATAAATTGTTTGAAGATGTAATGGGTGATGAGTCTATTGAAGAGCTCGACGCCCTCGGTATTGACGCTGAAGAAACTGACGCTGAAGAAACTGACGAGATTACATTAACTCTTGACCGCGATATGGCACAGCAATTATGTGACCTAATCCAAGCTCAACTCGGAGAAGAAGAAGTTGAAGATGACGATGCCGGTGAAGAAGATTATGAAGGTGAAGAAGGATTTAACTCTTTTGATGAAGCTGAAGAAGATGAAGATGAAGACGAAACAGTTGACGAAGCTACTGAAATGAAGGAAGTTCCAAGCTCAGCTGGTCATAAGCTCACTTCAAGACAGAACAAAGTTGGATCTGTTAAAGCTTCAGGCGGTAAAGCTCATGGTCAAGTTAAATCAACTGTAGACGGTAAAGGTAAGCCACTTGCTGACGGTAAAGGTAAACTTACATCGAAGAACAATAAAGTAGGAGGTACAAAGACTGGCTCCACTGGCGGTTCTTTTTTCGCTTAATAGATTATTATAATTTAAAAAAGCTGCAACTTTACTGGTTGCAGCTTTTTTTTGCATAAATATAAATATGTTACCTTTTAGCAAGTTTTTTGAGAGCAAGTATAACGGTCCACAGCCTGGCGTTAAGCATAGGCATAGAGGTACCGGCTTCACTGATACTCACTCAACATATAGACGTAAGCATTTAAATCTTGTACCTGATTATGTTAAAACAGACGCATCTAAAAATCAAAAAATCGAAAATTTAAAGAAAAATAAAGGTTCTTGTGCATGTACATCAGCTGATCTGCAATATATAACAAAGACATTTAGTATAGTACCACGTAAAGATAAATCTCAAACACTCGGCCGAACAGGTATTATTTTATCTTACAATCCGCAAACTCAAACATTCATGCTACAAAAATGAGTATAAATTACGATAATAACTGCTACCCTGGCGTTGTACAGGATGATGAATCATGTTGGAGATTTACCGATAAGAGCGTCCAACAGTCTGAACGAATACTGTTTAGTAATTGGTGGAGAGAGCTTATAAATCAATACGGTGTAAAAATTAAATATTTTGTTAATACGTTTAATATACTATCTGCGGATAATATTTACGGTGAGGAACCAACTAAAACATTTGCACCTCCAAGAGATTTAATAATGGCCGTTAATCTTAATGATAATGCAATAACGTTGAGTAAATATGGTTTCTTAAGTGATGACGAAATAACAGCATATATACATATCTCGTCATTTCAGGCAAAGTTTGAAACTCTTTCATCTGTTTTCGATACTCAATATTCTATAGTAGAACCAAAAGCTGGAGATATATTCCAACTATCAGAGTTTGGTGATGATAGGCCTGCTGATAGACAACCTAAATATTTTGAAGTAACAGAAAAGTTAGATGAGGATATTTCTCAGATTAATAATCTCGCTGGTCATTATGTCTTCTTAATTAAGGCTAAACGCTACGATTATAGCTTCGAACCTGGTATACCTTTTAACACTCTTGGTGAGAATATATCTGGTAATCAGCAGATATACGAAGATTCTTTTGCTGGTAGATTATCTGGAGGAGCTAATATAGAAACTGAACCTAAGAAAGATGATTATGATGAATATAGCGCTGATCAGACTAGCATAGATGAAGTCTTTGATATGAGAGTTAATGATACCGATGTATATGGCGATTATTATTAAAAATTACTTAAAAAATCATCTGCTTCTTTAACTGTATTGAATATAATTTCTTTTTCACCGTCAGAGCTAATAAAAATATATTTAAATTTACCGTCCTTTGGGGATATATTTTTTATGGTATATGTATTCCCTCGCTTAAAATAACGGCCAAACTTAGTCGTTCTATTTGTAAATGAATTACCAGGAATAAACTTCATCGTCGTATCCCTTAAGAGATTTACCGATATTATACTTCATATCTTCATATCTTTCATCGATATATTTTTGAAAGAAGATAGGCTTAATCCAGTCATTATTATGAGCGGTATCTATTCCCATCTTCTCTGCAGCATCAGCGGCAACGTTCACCCCGTATATAAGACAAGTCAACCTGGCTAGATAATCTAAATTTTCCCGTTCTAGTTCTTCAACAGGCATTAACGATATTTCTTTTTTTTCTTTCATACAATTATTGTATCTGTGTTCCTATTTCTTATATAAAGCCTTTATAAGCATACCTAACATATAATATCTATTATCATTTGTCTTATTTGTCGACATTTCTAAAATACTTATAATGGCATCGACTTGCTGTGTTAAGGCTTTCCTTGTTATACTATTAACTGCTCTTTCAGTATTTTCTTCACCTCGAGTTAGCTGTAAATCTTCTATTTCTTTGTATAGTAAGTCTTTTAGTATAGATATAGAAGTACCTGCGCGATGACCTTGCCTAGCTTGACCGGCTTTGTAGTTGTCGGCGCTATCATGAGAAAAAGGCTTTAAAAGCGTTTCATCAATCGACTGTAATGTTACGTCGTTAACGATGGATTTACTTTGTAGAGAACTGCTAGGTACCTCTGTTGTTATATCATTAATATTATCCATTATCTTTTCCAAAATATACAGGTGAAGTCACAGTGAATGTACGAACTGATGCTTCGCAACTTACCTGCTTATTACATTTATTACATGTATATTGAGGTTTGGTATCAAATCGTATATCAACAAGCTGTACGCTTTTTTCATTACAAGGACATACAACATTTACGTAATTTCGATTTTGCTCTCTTAGTTGATCAGCTTTTATCATTTCAAGTGACTGCTTTAATCTATTAGTATAAATTTGATTCAATATCAAAAAACCAATAACCTGTGAAATTGTCGTTAACACAAAAACGTACCAAAAATTACTTTTAAATATTAACCCTACTATAGTACTTATACTGAAAGTTAATATAGTGGAATATAGAATTTTAGCCAAACTACTCTTCATCACCCTTTATTATAGACAATGTTTCATCAAAGTCAACTAATAAACGCGCTACTTGCTTGAGATTGTTCTCCAATTTTATAATCATTCTTTTACGAGATTTCAGTGTTGGGTTTTGATTAGCTATATCTAGAAGTCTCTGCGCATTTGAAATATTTATAAAAGCATCTGAAATAGCTTCATCTATATTGCTTATAGGATACAATTTATTACCAGGTTGAGGCTTCATATTTTCGTTCTTATGTTGCATTAAGTTATCTAATCTCATAGCACCCGGATCAACGGTTGATGTACCTATACCAGCGACCTGTCTTTGAACATCTGGGATTTCACTGTCCTCAAAAATTGCTTGTTTCATGTATATATTTATGCTATTTTATATAAATATAAATATGAGTACGTATTCAAAGAGATTTAATAAAATTCTAGAGCAAGATGACGAGCTTTCAGATGCACAGGCCCTTGATAGTGAATTGGAAGATATAACAGCAGATGAGCTAGGAGCTGATGCACCCGCTGATGTTACATCATCAATCAATAGTCAACAAAAACAAATGTATGATGAGTTGAGTAGTTGGATTTCTAAAATGGATGAGTTCGCTAATTATCTTAATGGCACGTCAGATAGTATTCAAACGGCTCTTAACTCCGCTGAGCCAGATACAATTTTTGATAGTATCTCAAATGCCGAAACGAAGAAGATTGCTAGAGTAGCAATGGAAGTCTCATCACTTAGTGAAATTCTTAAAGGTTACTTAGCAGGTGCTAACGATCCTAAATATAAATTTAATTAAATAAATAATATGAAAACAGATCAAGATTTAATTTTCGAAGCTTATAGTAAAACTCTTAATGAAGGTAGCCATCTTTATGGTGATACTGAATTAGGACCTGGTAAGTATAAAG